CAACCCCCACCTGCGTCTGTTCGAGATCGTCGTGCCGGGGCGCGAGGAGGAAATCTTCCTCGCCCGCAAGGCTCCCTGGAACGAGTACAAGAAGCTGATCGGCCAGGTGAAGAACGAGGCCGACGCCAACGAACTGCTCGTGCAGAAGTTCCTCGTCCATCCCAAACCCGACTACGAAGCGATGCAGAACGAGTGGGAGCCCGGCCTGGTCGTGACGCTGGCCCAGCAGATTCAGAAGGGCATGGGCTTTCAGGGCGGGGCCTCCATAAAAAACTTGTAGAGGCCGAGCGGGCCGACTGCCGCTCGGACGGTTACAAGCAGCTGCGGGCGATCATCTGCGCGTCCTTCGGCGCATACACCTTCAAGAATCTTGAGGGATTGTGCGCCGACGAGTTCGCCGAGGTCGCTGGTGCGGCGCTGTGGCTGAAGGACCAGGAACAGAAAGCGGTCAACCAGAAGAAACGGAAAGGACGAAGGCGGTAGATGGCGGGTTTCTCCAACACCATCGGCATCCTGGTCAAGGGCTTCAACTCCCTGGCCGCGCCCCTGATGGAGGCGGAGCACTCGCTCGCCAAGTTTAGGAAGTCCGTCGAGGCTACGGCCTTGGCCGTCAACGAAAAACTCTCCGGTCCCAAGGACATCGACATGTCCGCCGTCGAGGAGGCCTCCGGGCATCTGACGGACATGGGGACCAAGGCGATGATCGCGGGCGGGGTGCTGGCCGGTGGGTTGGGCCTCGCCGTCAACGAGGCGGTGAAGTTTGAAACCGCCATGACGGAAGTCTCGACGCTGGTCGATACCGCGACGACCGACATGAACGTGCTCACCGGCAACGTGAGGGAGCTTTCCCGCGAGATCGGGGCGGCCCCAGCGGAGACGGCCAAGACGATGGCGACCGTCATCAAGGGCGGTTTCCGTGACGCGGCAGCCGCGACGCTTGTGCTGGAAGGCTCGATGAAGCTGGCGGATGCCTCTTTCGGGGACATGACGGATACCGCCAGTTCGCTCACCGCCATCATGAACGCCTACGGCGTGAAAGCCGAGGGGGTGACCGGCGTCTCCGACCAGCTCGTCGTGGCCTCGCAGATGGGGCGCACCACCGTGACGGAACTGGCCGACTCGATGCGCAAAGTGGCTCCTCTCGCCGCCACGGCGGGCGTCGGCCTTAACGAACTACTCTCCGCGACCTCGGCGCTGTCCGGCGTCATGAGCACCACCGAGGCGGTAGGCTCGCTGCGCGGCGTGCTGGCGGCTCTGAACGACCCCGGCAAGGAGGCGGTCGAGACCGCCCGTTCGATGGGGATCGACTTCTCCGCCGCTGCCGTGAAATCGATGGGTCTGGCCAAATGGCTGGCGGATGTGAAAGCAAAGACCGGCGGTTCCGAGGAGGCGATGACGAAGCTCTTCGGGCCGGTCAAGGTGCTGCAAGGCGTCTTCGCGCTGACCGGCAGCCAGGCGGAAGAGTACACCAGCATCCTGGGAAAGGTGACCGATTCGACCGGGGCGACCGCCACGGCCTTCGAGAAGGTCAATGCCACGGCCGGAGACGCGCTGGGCGACGCCAAGGCGAACGTCCAGGACCTGATGATCTCCATCGGCAACGTCCTGCTTCCGGCGGTCGGGCAGATTGCGGGCTTCTTCTCGCAGGCGGCGGCGGGCGTGGCCAGCTTCGCCGACGAGCATCCGCTGCTCATGAAATTCGCCGTGGTCCTGGTCGCCGTGACGGCGGGCGTGCTGCTGATCGGCGGCGCGGCCCTGGTCATGGCGGGCCAGGTGATGCTGGCGATGGCGATGGTCAACGTCTCGACCGGCGGGGTGCTGTTGGCCGTCGGCGCGCTCGTGGCCGGGATCACCGGCCTGGTCATGTACTTCACGAGCGGCACGGAGGAGATGGGGGAAAGCACCGGCATCCTCTCCGACGCCTGGTCCTGGCTCAAGGACGCCTTTTACGCAGCGGCGGTCCCCATTGCCTACGGTGCGGGCTTCCTGGTGGGCATCCTCACCAAAGCCTGGACCACCGTGGCNNCCGATGATCCAGACGGTCATCCTCGGCGCGTGGAACGTGATCACGACCCTGCTCACGCCGCAGATCGCGGTGCTGAAGGGGCTGTTCGTAACGACATGGGGCGTCATCCAAACTCTGACGACGGCGACCTGGGAGACGATCAAGCTGGCGGTGACGACCGCCTGGACGATGGTCTACAACTCCATCGCTCTCGTCTGGAACCTGATATCCGGTGTTTTCAAAGCAGGATTGCAACTGCTGACCGGCGACTGGTCCGGGGCCTGGGCGACGATCCAGACCACCTTCACGAACGTCTGGGAGAACATCAAAAATATCTTCGGGGCCTGGATCGGCTGGCTCACGGGACTCAAGGACATCTTCCTCAATGCCGGGATGGGCCTGATCAATGCCTTCTGGGAAGGAATCCAGGCAGCGTGGGGCACGCTGAAAGAGGGCTTTACCAAGCTGCTCGAAGGGCTGCGGAGTCTGTTGCCGTTCTCGGACGCCGAGGAAGGTCCGCTCTCGTCGCTTACGAAATCCGGTCGCTCGCTCTTGCCGACGTTCGCCAGCGGGATTGAGCAAAACGCAGACGCCCCCGCCGATGCCGTTTCTAAGTCCCTGAGCACGATCCAACTGAAGCCGCCGAGCTTCCCGCCCCTCGCTTACGAAGCGCCGCCGGGCAGTCATCCGGAAAAGCCGGATAACTCGTCCGGCGGCAATTCTCCTGCCGTCATTTTTCAGAAGGGCGCGATCAGCGTCACGGTCTCCGGCGCGAGCGCGCTGGACGATCTTGAGGAACGGCTGACCGAAATCTTCGCCCTCGCGTCGCTGCGGCTGGGGGTGTCCAATGCCTGAAATCCGCAACGAAGAATTCCAGGTGGTGACTCTCGGTGCGGTGAAGCCGGACGGCACCCCCGACATCGCCAATGTCCTCTTTCGCTTTCCGGTGCCGCACCAGCAGATGTCGATCAAGCAGTCGGTCAAGGTGGACGAGGTCGACATCCCCGGACGCTCCGGCAAGATCAAGCAGGCCGTGGGCTACGAGGACACCGAGGTCACCATCAACCTGACGCTGGTCGATGAAGAGGACCGGGCGGGCGCCGTGACCCGCGCCGCGCTGGATCAGTACCGCGAACTGCAGGCCGCCTTCCGCGACCGCTCCGATCCGGTGGGCGACGGCCAGACCGCCAAAGCCTCCTTCGCCGTTCCAACCATTTTTTCCATCCAGAGCCGGTTGACCGACGCCTGCGGGATCAAGACCGTGCTGTTCAAGGGACTGGACGTCTCCGATCAGCCCGGCACGACGGATTTGGAGGTCTCGATCTCCTTCTCCGAGTTCGAGCCGGTGGCGGCGCAGGTGGAGAAACGCGGGCGCGAGGCCGTCCAGAAAGGCCAGGCGGCGCAGGAAGCCCAGGAGGCGGTCAAGGCTGACGAAACCGCCAACGGCGCGCACGAGGAAGCGGTCGGCTCGGAAGACCCGCTCTCGGCCGCCTTCCGTCAGGGCAAAGCCGACGCGATGGGGGGTGCGCCATGACCTGGAATGCCCCCGAAATCGAAGTGACGATTGCCGACAAGACCCGGCTCGGCTCCGTCAAGGTGATGGAGATCGCCGCCGCGCGGAATCAACCCGTGGCCACGGCTTACCTCGACCTCTCCAACGTCCGCTTTGAGTGGCAGGACGGCGCGAAGGATGGCGATCCCCTAGTCTTGAAATGGGGCTGGCGCGGCCAGGAACTGGCTCCGCTTTTCATGGGTACGGTCCTACGGGCGCATCTGCGCGAGACGCTGCAAGTCTGGGGATTGTGCAAGGGCCGGGCGCTGGCTGATACCCGCGTCACCCGGACCTACCAGGACGAAGAGGCTGCGGCGATCATACAACATCTGGTGTGCGAGTGCGGGTTCGCCAAACAAGATATAGAGCCTTGTTCGATACTGATCGACAAGCTCCCCCTGCGCGACAACACCTTGGTCGAGGCGATCACGTTCCTTAACCGTAGGTTGAGTTTGGAGCACGCCTTCTATTGCGACCCACAGGGCGGCTTCCACTGGCGGCCGCAGGACACGTCCCAGGAACCCGCCTTCACGTTCACCCATGGGCAGGACGTGAGCGAATGGAAGGCGCTGCCCGGAAATCGCTTCCTGCTGACCGTCATGGGGACGCCGGTCTGGCACAGCCAGGTCGTCTCGGTGGTGGACCGGGCGGGCAAGGAGTCCCGGTACTTCGTCGAGCAGGTCCGGCACACGGTCGGGATCAACGGAGCGGGGGCGCGGTCCTACCTCTGGCTGTCGGAGGTGGCCGATGAGTGATGCTCGCGGCGACCTGGCGGCGGAACTGAAGAAGCTGGTCGAAGGGCTGCACCCCGATCTGAGGGCATATTTCAGGCCTTCGCTGCTGGGCAAGGTCGTGGCCGTGCATGACGACGACTCCGACCCTGACACCTACTACCGTGTGGATGTCGTGGTGGGGGCCGACGAGGAATCGGGCGAGCAGGGGCTTTCCCTGCCGAACGTGCCGTGCGCTTCGCTCTTTGCCCAGGAAGGCTATGGAATCTTCGCGCTGCCGGAAGTGGGGGCGGAAATCACGGTGTCGTTTCATGACGGCGACGTGACGAAGCCCTACGTCGAAGCCCCGATCTTCTCCGGCAACCACGCGCCGCCGGGTTTCAAATCCGGCACCTTCGCCATCCGGGGGAAGCAGGGCCAGAAGATCGAGATGAAGCCCGGTGCGAATGAGATTGTCCTCTCCTGCGCCTCGCTGAAGCTGATCACGACCGACAAGCGCCAGGAGCACACCGTCGGCGACCAGATAGAGCGCATTCGAGGGAACCACCAGGTCCAGACGGACGGCGGCGAGTCCCTCGCCTGCGACACCCTGACGATCAAGGTCAACCGGGCCGCCTCCCTGGAATGCGCCTCGCTCACCGAGAAGACCAAGGGCGATTTCACCCAAAAGGTGGGCGGTTCGCTCAACCAGTCCGTGGCGGGCACTTTGAACCAGACCGTGGCGGGCGGGGCTTCTGTCGCCACCACCTTCAACAAGCGCGAGGTGGTGGGCGGCTCCTACGAAATCCTGGTCGCCGCCACGCCGGGGATCGCTCCGCCTTTGACCCCCGGACCCACCGCGCCACAGTTTGCGGCCTACAAGGTGATCGTGAATCTTGGCGGCATCGCCTTCGACTGCATGGGCGGCCAGATCGACATCGGGGCGAACGCGCTGTTGCCGCCCCTGATGATCAACATCGGCGGGCCGACCTCCGGGCCGGTGCAACTGGGCGGGATTTCGGCAATCGGACAACCGGCGGCCTGCGGCCTCCCCTTGCAAATCATCCTCAACACGATCCTGACCGTGCTCAAGACCGTGCCGCTCGGCATAGGCAACCTCGGCGCGCCCATCGCCCCCAACCCGGCGGTGGCGGCGGCTTTGGCTGCTGCGGACGCCGCGATGGCGACGCTTTTGAGCACGAAGGTCTTTATCTCGCAGGCGTGAACATGGCGCTGACGGACGGACAGAATGCAACGAAACAGGCGATGGTGGACGCGGTGGCGGCCAAGCTCGAAGAGCTGAACGCGGCCCTGATCGACACGCTTCCCGACGAGGCGTCGAAGCAGAAACTGCGCGACGGCTACCGCAATATCGGCACGGCCGTCGCGGAGGTCTTGAGTCCGCTCTGCACTCACATTGTGGCTCACGCGGAAGTCGATGGACAACCAGGAATGATCGAATGAACGCCAAGTGGAAACAACCGACCACCCTCGGCCTGGCCGAGAAGCTGAAGGAGGTCAACGCCCGGCTGCGGGAGATCATCCCGATGCTGGTCGAGGCCCAAGGCGAGGCGGTCAAGAGGATGGCTCAGACAGCCATCGCCGCGCAACCTCAGCCGCCCCAGGGGGAAGACCATGCCTAGCTGGCGGCCCTTCACGCTCAACATGATCCCCGGCGTGCCGCAGGCGCTCGACGCCGTGGGCCAGGCCACGAGCACCCTGACCGGACTGCTCGATACTCTGGCCGGGCTTTTGGAAACGCTCGCGCAGCTCATCCAGTTTCTCGCCGACGCCATGCAGGCGGCCATCGCCGCCCTCTGCGCCATGATCCAGGAGATCATCGACCAGATTTTCAACCTGCTCAACACCGGCATCTACTTCTACCTGGACAAGGGACCCTTCTTCACGGGCGCTCAGCCGGACGGCCTGGAGGGTTTCCTCTCCCGCTGGCGCGCCTCCTTCGACGACCTGGGCGACCACTTCCGGCCACAGTTCGCCGGGAACGCCTCGCTCTCCGCCATGCTGTTCCTGGTCGGCGCGAACGACCTGCCGAGTCTGCAGAGGCTCTTGGCGCTCCTGGACCTGCTCTTCGGACGGCCCGATCTGAACTGGGAGGAGGAGTTCACCACCTTCGACGTGCCGTCCCTGATAGAAGCGGGTATGAGCACGCCGCCGGACTGGGTCTCCGTTCGCCTGGGAGAAGTCATTCCACCCTTCCAGCGCCTCGGGGAAATCCTGATGCAGGCGATGGGCATGCTGAAAGTGGCGGACAGCTATTCGGGCATCCTGAGCCAGCTCGCCCAGGTGATCGCCGAGAAGGCCGCCATTCTTGCCGCCATCGCCGACGAAATCCAGGCGCTGGTGGACGCCATCACGGCGCTGATCGAGTCGGCGGGACTCTACGTGTTGCAAGTGGACGGCGGCGGCATCGCCGACCTGATCGAGAAGGTGGGCGTGGCCGGAAACGTCCCGCCCTGGAATTACGAATCCTACGTGGCCGGGGTGTGTCTCTTGGCCGGGACGGCGGACTTCGGTCCCGTCGTCGAACTGCTGGGAGGGTAGCCATGCCGGAATACGGAAAAGACGCCACCCCTCCGGGCGGCAAAGGAATCGGCGATCCGGTCCA